AGGAGAGGCCCTCACGCAGGCGATTTTGCATTACTTTAGGGGCACGCATCGGTTGTGTTTCCTTTTTGGCAGCTTCTTTCTTGCTGTTCATAGCTTCCGAGGTGGTAATTGTGTCTGCAACCGAAGGTTTCAGCCTCTCATGGTCCTGAGTGAGCTTTCCCACAACGATCTGGTTCGCTTGAGGCGTGTGGTACGGCGTTTACACCTGAGGTATTACCCTGAGGAATACGTCACCGACTATGAATGTGACCGATTGATCGAGACGTTTGTGCCGGCGACGGTCGAGCGGCTGATCAAGAAGCTGGTCGATGGCAGGATTGTCGATGGGAACCTGATCAGATGACGAATTCGCCGGCGCCGACGACGACCATTCCCCTGACCCTGCCGCCTGACCCCGAGGAAGGGGCTTCGCGGATCACGCGGGGGACGCGTCAGGGCTGGAAGCTGCGGACGGGCGTGATCGTGTGGGACGACGGCGAGAAGGAGATGCCGCTGAGCGGGCTCACCGACGCCGAGAAGCGCGCCGAGGCTCTCGCCATTGCCATGGGCACGCTGCCGGCGTTGAGTGCGGGGGCTGACAGCGCCGCCATCGAGCAGCTGCGCACGCGGGCTGCCGGAACGGCCGACCCCGAGGTCAACGAGCGGCTCAAGTCAGCTGCCAAGGCGAAGGCTGCCGCTCCCGCGCAGGATAAGAAGCTCCCTCAGAGCGCCGAAGCGGTCGCCCAGGACCTCCGGGTCGAGGCCCGCACCCTGGTCGGGCTCGAAGTGAGCCGCGTCGAGCAGCTCAAGGAGCTCGCCATCGAGAACACGCTGTCGGTCGGCCGCGACGGTCATCCGGTGCTGGGAAACGTCCCGCAGCAGCTCCACGACGCCATCCTGGCGGCCTTGTCTGCTGTCGAACGCGGCGATCTGGCGCATACTGCGGCCGCTTTGGCCGAATTGAAGCGCTGGAGCGCCATCGGAGGACCCCAATGACCATCATTCAGACTGTTGAAGAGGCTGAAGAGGCCCGCCTGCTCGCCGAGCGTCGCATGAAGCCCGATCACCTCTCGATCGTCGTCCAGAACCGCCATGTCATGGGCAAGACCGGCGTGGCCGAGCAGCAGCATCTCGAGGACATCGTCCTGCTGCCCGGATTCACCGTCGACGACGCCCGCAAGCTGAAAGGCGGCGAAGGCGCGCAGTTTCGCGTCGATGCCGTGAAAATGGTCGAGCTCGAGACCCAGCGGGTCGCCCAGTTGCACGAAATCGTCGGCACCGACGACGTCTGGCTTGCCTGCGACGGCGTCATTCTCGACCCGGCCGACTTTACCAGCCTCGATGCCGCCCTTGCCGCCGCGCAGGAGCAGGTGGTGGCTGGTGCAGACGAGGGCGACAGCGACGTCAAGGAGATCGCTCTCGTCTCGATCGCGCTGATGGAAACCGCCCGCTACCAGGCGATGAGCGGCCCCGAGCAGCTGCCGCCGCCGCCTGAGCTGCTGGCAAACGATCCGCCGGTTACCCAGACCTACTTTCCGCCTCAAGCGTAATGGCACGCCGCTCCGCACTGCCGGGGCGCAGGGCCAAGACCTCGATGCCGCCGGCGATGGCGCCGGCGACCTTCCATGCGCCCGGCCCGGTCGGCCAGGCCTTCATGGACTGCGACGACTTCGTGCGCTGCATCAGGGGACCGTTCGGCAGCGGCAAGACGGTGCTCTGCGTGCACGAGATTCTAAAGCGTGCGCAGCAGCAGAAGCCCTACGTGATCCATAGCCCATCCGGAGAGATTGAGAGCGCGACCCGCTACACGCGCTGGGTGATCGTACGCAACACCTTTCCCGAACTGAAACTGACCACCGTGAAGACGTGGCTGCGCTGGGTGCCGGAAAGCCTCGGCCACTTCTCATGGTCGCCGCCGTTTGTGCACCATCTTCAGTACGACATGCCCGACCGCACGCGTGTCGACTGCGAAGTGATCTTTCTGGCGCTCGATCGCCCGGATGACATCAAGAAGCTGCTCTCGCTTGAAGTCACCGGGGGCATGATCAACGAAGCACGCGAGGTCCAGAAGGACATCCTCGATGCGCTGACCGGACGTGTCGGGCGCTACCCCGACCCCGCGATGGGCGGCCCAACCTGGTCGGGCATCATCATGGATACCAACAGCCCAGGTGAGGAGCACTGGATCCCCATCATCGCGGGTGACGCAGACCCGCCCGATTGGATGAACGCTGAAGAACTGCGTCTCTATGTGAAGCCTCCCTCATGGAGCTTTTTCACCCAGCCGCCCGCCATGCTGGAGAACTTCGAGGGCGACAGCCTGATCGGCTACGAGATCAATCCCGAGCGCGAGAACCCGATCCTCGGCGAGCAGTATTACAAGCAGATGATCGCCGGCAAGAGCCGGACCTGGATCAACATCTACATCCTGAACAGGTACGCCACCCTGATCGCCGGCAAGGCGGTCTACGAGAAGGAGTGGAACGATGCCATCCACGTCGCTCGTGATCGGCTTCAGCCGATACAGGGCCTCCCCCTCATCGTTGGCCTCGACTACGGCCGCACGCCCGCCGCCGCCTTCAAGCAGAAGGTCGGAGGGCAGATGCGCCTGCTGCACGAGCTGGTCCTCTCGGGCGTCTCGACCAAGACGTTTGCTCTCAGCATCAAGCGCGAGCTCGTCCGCCTCGGCTGGCAGGACTTCCGCCTCGACATCTACGGCGACCCCTCGGGCGACGACCTGAAGGAGACCTCCGATGACGCACCGTCTCAGATACTTCGGGCTAATGGCGTTCCTGCGAAGGCTGCTCCGACCAACGACCCCCTGGTACGCATCGAAGCCACTGCCGCCCTCATGTCCGCCATCACCGCGGACGGACCGGCGTTTCTGGTATCGCCCCACTGCAAGACCTACATCGCCGGCGCAAGAGGCGCCTATCACTACAAGCCCGTGGGGGGAATCCGATCGGGACTATACGATTCGAAGCCCAACAAGAACCGCTTCTCCCACATCCACGACGCCGACCAGTACGCCAACATCGGCGCCGGCGAATGGAAGCCGGTGCTGACCTCGGGCAATCCCGGCCGCGTCGTCACCATCCGCCGGATCGGCCATCCGCTGGCCCGCCAGGCCGAGCGCACCCGCGGGTCGGGCCGCTTTGCCCGCTACGGGAGATAGACCCCGGCTTACCCCCGGCATCACGCTACGGCCGTGGAAGCAGCCGTGGCAGGTCTGCTTTGTGCCGTGCTGGCAGCACTGGACGATGCGGCCGTTCCGCATGCAGCCGCCGTTCCAGCACGTCTTCCTGCTCAGGCCCTACGAGACGCTCAGCCTCGGCGGATCGCGCTGGCTCTACGTCGAATGGTCGTTCATGGGCGCCGTCACCGTGCTGCTCGACGAGGCTGGCGTCAGGCCGTTGCACGACAGGGTGATCGCCGAGGGCGCCATGCTGCACTGGCGCGGCGCCGACAGCCTGCCACCGCCCCACATGGGCAACGGATTGTGGCCGCTGACCTGCGTGACATTCGTCCGCCAGGTGCTCGGCCTGCCGTTCCGCTACCGCACCTGGACCCCGCTCGCTCTGTGGCAGGAACTGCTCGACAAGGGGGCGCGCACGGTCATAGAGCCGTGCTACTCTAGGCAAACACGCGTCAAAGGCGAAGCCTTTGAGCGCCCCCCGGAGAATGCCCGATGAGCTTCGTCAGTTCCGCCTTTGGCGGTGGCGGCGGCCCTCCCCCCGGCGGCTGGCCGACCGATTACCTGCCCGGTGAAAGCCCGCCCGAACAGGCCGTGCGCGAAGCCAGGAAGCAGACCCAGATCCTGCTCGACGAGCAGACCACCCAGCAGCAGCAGGCCGCCTCGATGGCGGCCTCCGACAAGGTGGTCGCCGACCAGAAGCAGGCCGATGCCGACAGGGCAGCAGCCGACGAAGAGGCGCTCCGCCAGCAGCGCCTGCGCGGCGGCGGCATCCAGCGCTTCATGACCGCCGGCTATTCGGGCTACGGCGACAGCCGCTCACTCGGCACAGCGACCACGCTCGGTGGCTGACCGGGTCCCCCAGAACGGTGCGCCCGGCCCGACGCCCTCGCCGCCGTACCCGAAGCGCGGCAAGCGCAAGTCCGAGGTCGCGCCCGACAAGGACTACATCGACACGACGGTCAGCCCGAAGGCCGCCCCGGCGCCCGATCCGACGCTCTACAAGCAGTGGGAGAAGTACCAGCAGGAGGCGATGCGCCGGCGCGAGCCGTGGATCCCCATGTGGCAGTCGATCTACGAGCTCGTGCTGCCCAACCGCGAAGCCTTCTTCGACATGCCAGCCGCCGGCCAGTCGACCACCGACTTCATCTACGACGAGACGGCTGTTGTTGGCGTCCCCCGTCTGGCCAGCCGTCTCACCTCCGGCTTCTTCCCGGAAGCCGGAGAGATCTTCAGCCTCGACTACGGACTGGACGTTCCCGACCACCTGAAAGGCCCTGACGGCCTCGCCAAGCTCCAGCTGCTCACCCAGATGATCCACACGGCGTGGCAAAGCTCCAACTTCCCGACCGAGATCAGCGAGGCGATGATCGACTTCGCGATCGGCACCATGAACGTCGCCCAGGAGCCCGGCGACTATCCCGGCGACGTCGTCTTCAAGGCCGTGCCGATGACCCACATCGCTATCCTCCCCGGCGCCGGCGGCACCATCAAGGGCTGGTTCCAGTGGCGCGACAAGCAGCCGATCGAGGACATCTACCAGGAGTTCGAGCGCGTCGGCACGTTCCCCGACAAGTTCATGCAGGACAAGAAGATCGACCCGCGCCGCACCCTGAAAGTCCACACCGCAACGTGGGACTGCTCGACCAAGACCGAGACCAGGTACAAGCAGCTTGTCGTCATTCCCGAGTACAACAGCGAGGGCATCATCTGGGACAACGATCTGAGCGGCGAGGGCAGCTGCCCGTGGTCGACCGCCCGGTGGTCCAAGGTCGGTGTCGACTGCTGGGGGCGCGGCGCCATCATGCTGGTGATGCCGGCAGTGAAAACCTGCAACCTCACCGTCCAGCTCATCCTCGAGAACGCCGAGCTGGCACTGGGTGGCGTGTGGACCTACGACGACGACGGCGTGTTCAATCCCGACAACGTCACCCTGGCGCCGGGCACGTTCATCCCGAAATCACGGGAAGGTAAGATCGAGCCCCTGCAGTCGGCTGCGAATTTCGATGTCGCGCAGCTCGTCCTCCAGGATCAGCGCACAAATATTAAGAAGGGCCTGTTCATCGACGAACTCGATACGCCAGGGAAGACTCCGCGTTCGGCCATGGAAATCCAGAGCCGTCTTGCTGAAATCGCCCGCGATCTCTCCGCGCCGGGGTCCCGCCTGGTCCATGAGTTCCTCGTCCATCAGGTCAATCGTACCATCCACATCTTCGACAAGCAGGGCCTCACCGATTCGATGGGCCTGCGGGTCAATGGCAAGCAGCTCCGTCTCACCGTGAAGTCGCCACTGCTGCGCGGCCAGGACCAGATCGAGCTCGACGAGCTCAGCCAGTGGGGCGCCCGCGTCGACGGCCTGTTCGGACCCAACACCGCCGCGCTGTCGCTCGACCGCAAGACCGCCATGCCCTACATCGCCAAGCGCGCTGGCATCCCGATGACCCTGATCCGCTCCGACGAGGAGATCGCCAAGCAGATGGCGCAGGCCCAGCAGGCCGCCCAGATGCAGCAGGCGACCAGCCCGGCCGGCCCTGAAGCCGCCGCCGACCAGCAGAGCCAGATCATGGATGCAGCAACCGCATGAGCCTGAATGATTTCACGGCTTCCCGTCACCGCGTCCTGGCCGGCGGCAAGGGCGCCCAGAAGGGCGTCGACGGCCGCATCTACAAGCCCGAGGTCGAGGACGGGCTGAATACTCTGGTGGCCCGCGTCTTCGGCACGCCCGACGGCGAGCGCCTGCTCAACTACCTGCGCGGCATCACCCTCAATCAGGCCTTCGAGGCTGACGTCACGCCGCAGGCCCTGATGCACAAGGAAGGCCAGCGCTGGCTGGTCGGCATGCTCCTGCAACGTCTCAGGAAAGGAAATCAGTCATGAGAAAGACCATGACCGGCAACGCCGGCGCCAACATCACCGCCACCGGCATGAGCGAAAGCCACGACATCGGCTTTGCCGGCCGGCCGTCCAGCGAGGAGCTCGGCCGCGATGGCGCTACCGTCACCCTGCCCTACTCGACGCCGCAGGTCATCACCCGCATGGGCCAGCTGCCGCCGCGCCCGCCGACCACCGGCGTCTCGGCCGTGGTGCCCTACAACTACACCATCGTCGACACCAAGACGCTTGGCGGCAGTGCGCGGCTGCGCACGACGCGGCCCGGCCCGACCCAGGAGTAGCCCATGGCCGACACAGGAGGCAGCGATGCCCAAGGACAAGCCGGAACTGGTGCTGGATCTGGAACAGCGGCAACGGATGCTGGAAGCGCTCAGGGCGCGGACGGCGGCCGCGACAAAGGCGGTGCAGGCAGCAAGTCGGGCGCTGACGGAGCTCAAGCGGGCGACAAAGGCGGCGCAGCAGATGGGCGAG